GGTACGCCACCAGACAGCTCCCGCGCCTCGTCCAGCATCTTGAGAAAGTTAGTATCCATCCGCGCACCGCTACCAGGTGCGTCGGGTGAATCGAACTCGCTGAACTTGAAATACTTCACTTGCTCTTGCGTTGGATAACGTACCACTGGCCATCATAACACAGCACAGCAATACCATCATAGTCACGGTCCATAGCAAACGTGGTCTGGCCGTCTATCCTTACGCCAGCGGTTTGCTCGTCTGTAGTGAGGCCAATGCGATAATTTTTGGTGGCGCTTATGGTACCGTCGCTCTTAAATCGAAACATTCGGCCTTCATTTTCTGCTACTCGTGGCAAGCGGATGTTACCAGTACCGTTAGCCGAATCGACATACGTGTTCATGTAGACGTAAGTCTGGTCGGTACTGGAAATCTCGTGTATGGCTCCACCGCTGTGTTCGATGAGCGTAACGCGATGGTACAGCGGGCCGATGTTGGTGCTTTGTTGCATACCGCGACCACCAACAATCACATCAGCATAGCCACCAGCAACGGGCTTGGGCTGTTGCACATTTTGTGTGACGCTAGTCAGGTTGGCGGCAACGAGGTCCAATGTGCCAGCACGTACAATGCCATCGGTTCTCGGTGGATCGTCGGCACTGGTGATGCCTGTACTATCCCAGGCAATCTTGTAGCGCTCAACCGTAGTCTCCCGCAGATTCATTACCGTTGACAGCTCAAATGGTACATAGTACTCACTGTCTTCCACCATCGTATGCCACATCTCAATCAGACCATACACAGTACCGCGGTGAATCTTGGTGGCGAACTTCTGTCGCGCTAATGCTTCGTTGACGCCTAATCGATGCAATGGCAGCGGCCCAGAAGTTTGGCTGCTCTTCCATTCGTCCTCAACTCTGTTTAGACTACCGTCCAAAGCGTAGAGCTTGCCTTGAGCGCTGAAAGCAATGTTGTCACCAAATAGCACTTCACCTTGATCTAGCACCAAGGTGTTATCACTTGAGTGCGTAGCGCGATAGGTAAGAATGTTGCCGTTGGTGCCATTTGCATCGACGACCTCAACACCGAAATCAATAAAGAAATCCTCGCTGGTAAAGTCGCTTGTAACATTCGTGTTCTCTTCGTTGATGAACTTGACAACAGCAGTGCAGTCCAAGCCTACTTGCTCGCTCGGTAGCTCATCAGTAACAAAGCTGTACGACGTACTGATGTTGGCACCGTTGCTCCTATCGAATGCACTGACGTCGATAACATAGCGATCCGTACTTGTGGTTGTCCATTGTTCCGGCTCGTAGTACTGGGTACCCGCGTTCACCTTCATTTCTATTTCCACATGCACGCGCGATTCTGGCAAGCCGAAATCGAAGCTACCATTGGGAGACACCTGGAACTCTATAAAGCCAGACACGCGAAATTTCGTGCCTGTCTCATACGTGCGGTCAGTGTCAGCAAGCGTCACATTCTGGCCGCTAGTGATCACCGTATCGTCATTGCCTCGGACGATATACATGTTGCCGTCATAACGTCGGGTACGTTCAACGGATCGCACGGGAGGCAGGTGCGTGAAGGTGTGTCCTGCCAGCTTGTTGTATTCCGTGCCGGAATCCTGCTTGTAATTGGCATTCATCCAAATAATGTCAGAAGCGGTCCACGCTACGCTGTCCGCGTCTTTATCCACTTGCTTGATGCTCGTGCTGATGGCTTCAGCATCGCTTACCCGCTGATGTACATTGATAGGCCAAAACCAAAACACACCTTCAGATTGAAAGACGCGAGCATTGAAGCAGGTTGCTAGGCTGTGCAGTATGTCGTAAGCGCTGTGCGCTTCCGTTGTGCCATCCTCCAAAACCTTTACGGGCGTCTGTGCTATGATTTCAGCCAGTGGGTCGGTGTCATCCTCAGTACTGTGTAGCTCCGTGTCGTTGATGTACCGCAGAATCGGTTCTGCGTCTGGCCAAAGACTATATGTGCGCAGTCCACCTAAGCAGCGAACCAGTTGCTTCGTCACTTGCAATCCACTACCACCAACATCGCCAAGCGACAGACTGAAGTCAACGTCCTTGAGGTTACCTAGATCGTCGCTGGCCGTGAGCCGTACAGCAGTCGGGAACGGTTCGTCATTGCGTTCTACTTGCTCTGCCAGTAGCACCCCACGCCAGTAAATCTCGTTGTCTCCGTCAGGATCGCGGTATATCTCCAGCAGCAAACGTCCTTCAGCGAAACTGTACAGCAGGTCCAGCGTTTGCGTATGTGCTGCCACTTGCTCGTACAGCGTAAATGCTACCGTGCTTCCAATTATGGGTTGGTGTTGCTGCTCGTTGTTACCAGAATAGCTCAACACAAAGCCTTCACTACCCAAGGTAAATTCGGTAGCGTTGGCCGCATTCCAAGTAACGTTGGTGTCGTAGATGCTGACGCGCCAGCTGTCGCCTTTGTCGTCGGTGAATTCACCGTATAGCCTATTGCCTGCCATTAGAATCCTCGTACTCTATTGCGGTCAAATCCTGCGCGTTCGCTGCTTATCAGTATGTCGCGACCATCAAGGCGCCCAGTTACGGTTACGTTCCCGCCGCCCATCATGTCGCGCAGTTTGTCCAATGGTGCTACTACCTCCGGGTTGATGCTGCTTGTACCTGGTCCTTCTCCAACCATTGCCAAGCTTGGGCCTGTAAACATTCCGCCTTCGGCCATCTGCGGAACACCTTCGGCTTTTTTCGCCAAGGACGCTCGCACATAAGAACCAAGTGCAACGAGCGCAACGCCAGCGGCAACTGCTACAATGGGATTCAACGTCAGCAGTGCGTTCTTGATTCCTTTTATAGCTAATCCAGTGGTAATGGCCATTTGACCTACTTGAACAGCCAACCCCGCCAAAGTATCAAGAACCATGTTGCCCATATCGCGCGCGCTCGCTGTTCCGGCTATCATCGCGCCCGCTATCATACCCGCGCTCATCACTATGCTTTGGGCAGTTTGCTCAAAAACTTCTCTGAGATTCAACGTGACTTTTGCGGCTCGATCAATAAGTGTCGTGCCTAGTTGTAAGCGTTCTAATTCATCTTCCTCAAATAACTCTTCCTCTGCTAATGCAACTTCTTTTATCTCTGCGCCAAAGCCACCATAGGCGTCGCGCAATCCTTGCGTAGCTACGGCGAGGTCTTCTGCACCAACAACGTTTTGGAACGTAGTTTCTGCCAGTCGCTCTTGTTCTTCGCGCAGTGCAGCCGCGGCGTTGAAGCGATCGACAAATATCTTCTTGCGTTCTTCATCACTCAGCGTAGGCTTACCGCCACCAGTCTCACCAGTACCGCCAGCGGGCAAATCTCCAGCCAAGACTTTCTCGTTCAGTCTGCCCGTGGCCGCGGCTACCTCATCAAGCATACTGGCTAGACGTCGGTATTCGTCTGTGCCTTCTTCCGCTTTGCCTATAGCTTTTTTCAGGTTGTCGCGTAAATCGGCGAAGCCTGTTTCTAGTTCCTCGATGTTTTTTTGTGTCGGCTCCGTAGCCTGTGACATCAAGTCACCGAATGACGACGCTAAATTGTCTACTTCTGCGCTGGTCGTCTTGATAATTTTCTGAACGGATCCGACAGCCAATTGGAGTTGGCCACGGAAATAACCTGCCAACCCACTGGACTCTGCAACTTGCGACATCGCAATGCCCAGGTTATCCATCAACGTCGTGGCCAAGCCTTCAGTAGTTTGCGAAAGATTCTGCATTGAGTCAGCAGCGAACCCGCCTTCACTGCTCATCTGCGCCAACGCCTTGTTGAAGTCTTCCAGCTTTACCGAGCCAGCACCGAACTCCATATTGGCATCACCAGTAACCTTGCGAAGCTCATCGAAGATGGGTATGCCGCGTTCGGCAAGCTGGTTTAAGTTCTCTAGCTCTACCTTTCCTTTGGCTTGAACCTTTGAAAAGATGGCCGCAATGTCTTCAATCGAACTGCCTGACGCCGCCGCGATGTCGCCTAACATACGCAGTTCCTTCGTCAAGTCGCTTTCCTTAACACCTACAGCCAGCAACTGGCGCGCAGCAGAGCTGATATTCTCAAGCTGAAAAGGTGTATTGGCAGCAAACTTATTGAGCGTATCAACCATACGGGCCGCACCTTTTGCGCTTCCCGTTATGCTCCTAAAGCTCACCGTTAGGCGCTCCATCTTAGCGCCTGCCCGAATCAGTGCAGTGACACCAGCAACCAACGTTGTGCCAATGGCCAACGCCGCATTCTTAGCCATACCAGCTATCTCACCAAAGTTGGCACGAAAGCGGTGCTTTACCGTGCGCAGGTCTTGGTTGAGTTTTCGCAGGCCTTTCTTTTCTAGGCCAATGGTAACTTTTAGATCCTTGAGTTTAGCCATTTGACATCCTGTTCAGTGCGTTCTTTAAAAGCTGGTTGTTGCCTTTCTTCTTCGGCTTCTTCTCCCACGGGAAGATAGCAAGGTCCTGTGGCTTAATGCTGTGACCTTTCTTGGTATGTGGTGACAGCATCAACGTAGCCAGCCACCGCGT